ATCCAGGGAAGTATTTTTTTTTTTTTTGAACTCTTTTTACCACCTCGCGTCGCCCACCAGGCCGAGGTACCACGTGCCGCTGCCGCCTCCGCCGCCTCCGCCAGCTCTGACGCCTCGACCGCCAACGCCTGGTCGTCAGGCGCAGCCATCGCCCGCTTCGCTGCCTCCTCCGCCGCGGCCCTCGCCCGCGCCTCCGCCTCCGCCCTCGCCGCCCGGAACCAACCTTCCGCCTTCTCGGCCTCGGCCGCCGCCGCGGCGTCCGCGTCTGCTTGTGTCCTCGCCTCTGCCTCCGTCTGACGGCTCGAAGCCGCTTGCGCCTCTTCCTTCCCGCCCAGCGCTAGCAGCTCCGCCACCCTGATTTGGTCGCCCATCATGGCCGCAGCCATCAGCGCAGATGTTATCGCCTCCTCATCCGCTTTCGCCTTCGCCACGTCGCGCTTGTGCCCCACGTCGGCGCGCGCCTTCTTGCCGCGCTGCGCCGCCTGCATCTTCGTCACCGCCGCCTCACGCGCGTGCCGAATTTGCGCGTCCTTTATGCTCTCGATACGCCGTCGCATGAGCTTAGCATCCGCTGCCCTCTCCTTGGCCGCCTGAATAATCTCTCTCTCCTTGGCCGCCTGAATAATCTCTTCCGCGAGCGCCATGCCCTTGGCCAGCGTTGCCTCGTTCCGGCGAGCCATCACGCCGCCGTCTTTTAGGTAGTGTTCATTCCTTTCCGCCATCTCTGCATCCTCCACAAGTTTGCTGAGAAATATTGCCATTGCTTTCTCCGCCTCCTCTACCGAGCCCGCCACAATATTGCCGCGTGCGATTGACTTCAACTTGGCGTCGACGTCAACGGGAATTGACGGGCTATATACAGCATTATAACTTTGTAATTGTGCCGCGTCTGAGCCCTGTTTCTTCCACCGGTTCGCCATCTTCAAGGGGTGGGTGGACGGGACGGGGCTCACCCTCTGCGAAGTGTTTTCTCCCAGCGGAAGGTGCGGTGTACTTAAGAGTTTGAACTCGGCCGAGTCCGATCTCGTTGTTCCGCCATAAAATTTGCGTAGCTTATATCGATTAGATTTTGATGATTTCAAGTTAGTTTTACCCATAAAAATATATATATAGTCTAGAAAATAAATATTTATTTTCTAAATAAATAATTAATAATCCCCAAAAATCGCATTTTTCACTTTTGTTACGATAAAGGTAACAATTTTATAAATTCAAAAAATTGGTGTTTTTTTTTATAAAATAAAGTTTGGCAAAAATTTCAGAATTGGACATTTTTAAAATGTCCATTTTTAAAATATAATTATAAATATAGAAATTTGTTTGAAATGCACCGCTAAATCTCATTTATTACCATAATGCTTTGGTTTTTGAAAATTTATGGAAAAAAAGCGCTTACCATGATTTTTTTGTCAAAATCATGCGTTTTTTTCGTTATCCATTTTGGATAACGATGGATAACGAAAAAACGCAAAAAAATAAAAGTTTCAAATTAATTAATTATTTAATATCATAATTCATTTCATATTTCGTTTTAATGAATAAAAAAATGTTACCATAAAATGATTATGGTTTGATGGATAACGAAAAAACGCAAAAAAACGCATTATCATTATCCTGTAAACTAAAAAAAATATAGTCCTGATTTTATAAAACCATAAAATATAAAAATTAAAATTGTTTTTAAAATTATGGTTTGTTTTTTATATTATTAATTATGTTGGCTTTACTCGCAAATCTAAGTGTAATTGAAAATTGGACATCTTTTGATAATTGGGAACCAGAAATTGCAGCAACGGGTGGAGGAAATGCTGAATTTCAGCAATATTATTTACACCCTGATACTGCGCAACTTGTTAATAATACATTACAGATGAAGCCTAGATTTGTTGAAACCGATCTTCGTCAAGATCTAGATCTATATAATTATGGGTGTACAAGTAATTGGAACAATGGGTGTTTTAAGTCAGGGTCTATGCATTGGAACAAGGGTGAACTACATTATCAAGATGGTAAGGCTATTCCTGTGGGTGGAATGCGATCAAAGCCATTTAGATCAACTAAATTGATTTCAAAACAAGATTTTGGGTATGGAGTGATCGAAGTAAATTTCAAACTACCCCGTGGTAACTATTTATGGCCAGCAATTTGGATGCTTCCATCTAGTAAACTACCATGGCCTTATGGTGGTGAAATCGATTTGATGGAATCAATGGGAAATGAAGTAAATTCAGGATTTGCTATGGATCACACAACAGTCAGTGCTGCATTACATTATGGAAAAGAATTTTCACTTTATTCAACAGCATTTAGTGAATTTGCTGAAAAAGTTCAAGATGAGAAATTTAATAGGAAAAATTTAAATGATGGTTGGCATAAGGTAAAACTAAATCGCACACAAGACAATTTAGTAATTTCAGTAGATGACAATGAGATGCTTAATTGTGATAAAATGTTTAGAGCTGCTGCCGAAAAACAGCCACCCGATAGTCCATACAGAAATGAAGTCCTAGAAAATGGTTATAAAGCAGGATTTGGAAAATATTCGCAAATGATGGGTCGGGATTATCCAGATTATTTATGGAAAGATATGCCATATAATGCTCCATTTCATGGTAAATTTAAGTTAATTGTAAATTTAGCAATTGGTGGAAATTTCTTTCGAGATAATATGAATTCTGGTGTAAACTGTGTAAAAACACAATGGGATGATATTGAAAAAGGAAAACTGCCAAGTGTTAGTTTTCTGGAAAATATGCCAAAATGGTTTAATTGGGGGGATACTCCCTACAATTATGAAGATTATGTTGAAAATGTTTGTACTCTGCCATGGCAAGAATGTATTAAAGATCATGTTCCATGTAATGCGAATCAAAATTGTTATCTTGAAGATGAGAAGCATTTAGCTTATAAAAAACCATTTATTAGTGATAAAACAACATTTCATATTGGTAAGATTAAATTTTTAGAATTAGCTTAAACAGTATAATTGTATTGAATGATTTATAAAATTTTTTTTTTATAAATCATTATATTGTTGTTATATATAATAAATGGGTAATTTTATAACAAGATCTTGTTATGATCAACCAAATATAAATTCACTACAAATAACAATAGAAGGTTTAGTAAAAGAAAATGAAGAATTAAAAAAAAAATTAGAAAGTTTTGAGAAAAAGAATATTGATAAAAATTTAATTGTAAAAAATAATAATTTAGATGTAATAGAAGATCAATTAAAAGTTTCAGTAGAAAGTTTAGTAAATGAATTAATGAAAAATGATAATATAAATTCTGATTTAATACCTGATTTTGTAGAAAAAAAAATTTATGAAAATGTTTTAACACTGGCAATTAGTTTATTAAAAGAAACATTAGAAAAAACTAAAATTACAATATTAAATCAAGATATAACATTTAATTTAGAACCAAGTAAATAAAAATTTTTAATAATTTAAATTTAATATAAGGTCCAGTTTTTTTGATTCACCCACCCTTTTTATATTGTGGTGGTGGAGGTGGCTTTTGAGTTTTGGGCTTGATTAATTGGTTTATATTCTTTTTCATTTTGTAACTCTCTCAGCCTTCGTTTCACACTACCCCTGTATGCTCTATCGAAACTATCATCAGTTTCGCAAGGTTGATTATAAGGATGCTTTAACCAATATATGCAGTCATCTAAAGTCCAATCCTCTGGTTCACTCATGATTATGTCTTTCATTGTTTTACAATAAAAAATCAATTTTATTTTTAATCAATTTCATTTATAATACAGATTCAAGTATTATATTAAAATTTATTTTACTGCATTAAGAGTAAATATTTTGAAATATTTGTATTTTGTTGTAGAACTTCTTCGGGTTTTAAATAAACAAACCAATTGTAGCAATTACGTTTTAATAATTCATCTCGAGGTATGTAAAGAGCATAACTATCTAAATCTAAGTCTAAAAAGTTAGATGATACAAGCTGATCTATTGTTACTGGTTTATTATTTATATCTTTAACGCCCATAAATCTGCCATCTATATAATTAACTTGTTGATTATTTGTACAAGATAATAAAAATTTATTAATAGTATTTTCTACTAAATGATTATTTGTAAAATCATTACTAAATAAAATTTCTAAATTTTGTACAAATTGTTGCATAATATTACAATTTTTTTGGCAACCTAAAAATTTCCAGGATGGCATATATAATACTGTATTGGATTCACTAGATGTGTTTTTAAATTCAGCGGTAATTATTTTTTTATCTTTTAATATTTTATCATAGATAGGTTTGAGAGATTTAAATAAAATAAATGAATTTTCTAAATAGATACCACCATAATTATATAACAATTTGGCTATACCTAATATTCTCATATTGGTTTTTAAAGGATTAGCTAACTTTGAAAAATCAACTTTCCATGTGGGTAATAACATTTTAAATGAGTCATCATCTATAATTATAATATGAAAATCTTGACTACATTTATCAATAATAGATTTAATGGTTAAATAAATATAGTCTTGATTATAATCAAATGTTGATCTAGAATAAAATGATAACCAATTTCTAGAATTTTTTTCATAATCAATATGTATCCATAATATTGGTTTTTTAATTAAATTTAATGAATTATTAATATCTAAATTATCATCATTGTTTAATAAATATTTTTTTATTAAATTTAATTCATCTAATTTGTCGTCTTTTTCAATATTTAATTTAAATTTATTAAATATATAACCAATTGCAAATACTAAAAAAATAGAGATAACTAAATTTTTATACTTCATATTATATATTATAAATAATAAATTATAATTTATAAATATAAATAATAATTTATTAAAATTATTTGATTTGTTTGAGAGAAGCCCACCATTTTTTATTAGCAGATTCTATTAATTCTTGTTGTTGATATAATTTATATGCTCTATGTGAATTAATAATATTTTCTTGAGTGTTTCGATTATTCATTATTTCAGCTGCTTTATTTTCATTTAAAGGTTCTAAATTTTGTTGTTGTCTTTTAATTTTAATATCATCAATTGAATTATAATTTTTTTGATAATCATCATCTGTAACTGGAACAATAGATTCTTCATGAGCTTTTTTTAAATCTTCAAATTGAAATTTACTAAATAATCCAGATGAATATTCTTGGGGTTTGGAATTAGTAATATCACAATAACTTGTATTATTAAATTCACTGATTTGTGAAAATTTTGCTAATTGATTTTCTCTCAAAAGTTGTTTTTTTATGTTAATTTTTTCATTAATTTCATTTAAATTATTACAATATAGATTATCATGATTATGATCATTATCATTTTTTAACCAATCGCCATAACCTTCATCATTGTAATCATTATTTAATTTAATCTCTTCAAACATTTTATTGAACCATTTATTAAAATTTTTGTCTGTAAATTTATTATTTTCTCTCAAATTTTCAATAATTTTTTCATTATATTCATCTTTAGTAGCTAAATATTCAATTTTTTCATTTGGTAATGATAAATTTTGGGATTGATTAGTTTTTTCTCTAAATTCATAAATAGACAATAAAATTTTATAAGCTTTACTAAAAAAAAGGAAAAATTTTTTATCTAATCTAGATTTATCAGGGTGCATTGATAATACAATTTGTTTTGCATTTTTAAGTTGATTTTTATTAAAATCGTGATTAAGTTTAAATAAATCAAGAATGTCTTTATAATCATAATTATTAATGTCCAAGTCAATAGTTTCTATATTTTGCATATTATTATTATTATTATTATATTAAAGATGTTTTTAATTTATAATATTTCTTTTAATTTATTGATGGTTTCAATATTTAAATTTTGTGGTATATCTACATTAAATTTTATTATTAAATTACCAATAAATTCTTCTCTTTGAAATCCTAAATTTTTAAATTGTTTTTCCATATTATTTGTAAAAATTTCGTTTGTATTATTTATTTTATAAATTTTTTGATTAAAATGTTGTATTTCAAAAGAAAAACCTGTTAATGATTCTTTAAATGATAAATTTTTGATATAAATAATATCTAAACCATTTCTGGTGAAATTTTTTTCTGGTAATAATTTAATAGTTATTTTAATATCTGTAAAAAAATTTTCAAAATAGTTACCTTTATTTGAAATAGTTATAATTTCATTGTTATCAATTCCTTTTGGTATTTGTATATATATAGTTTCATTTTCAAATTGGATTATATTATTAACAATAATTTTTCTTTTAACATTAATAGGTATAGAAGTACCATAATAAGATTGATAATATGTTATATTTAAGTCAACTAGTATATTTTCTTTATTTTTTAAATAATTATTATTATCATTAAAATTATAATTAACAATTTGATTATTGTTATTATTATTTATTAAATCATTATTTTTGTAAGTGTCTTTATTTGTTTCTTTATTAGTTTCTTTATTTGTTTCTTTATTAGTTTCTTTATTAGTTTCATTTAATTGATATTTGTAATTATTTGTGATATATTCATAAGCTTGAGTAATTTTTTTAAAATATTTATCATCATTATTAGTTTTATCTTTATCAGGATGATATTTTATGGATAGTTTTCTATAAGATCGTTTAATTTCATCAATACTAGAATTTTCATTGACACATAATATTTCATAATAATTTTTTAACATTATTAAATAAAAATTATATTTAAAATAAAATAATAATACTTAAATATTTTAACACTTATTAAATATTATGGAACTATTATTAAATAAATATCGACCAAAATCAATAGATGAAATAAATTTAAATGAAAATACAAATAAATTATTAAAACATTTAATAAAATTAAATCAATTAAATTTATTAATAGTTGGTTCAATAAATTCAGGAAAATCAAGTTTAGTTGATATTATATTGAATAATATATATTTAGAAAATAGTGAAAATAATATTTTATATATAAACTTATTGAAAGATCAGGGATTAAATTATTATAAAAATAATTTAAAAAATTTTTGTGATACATTAACAAATAATAATATAAAAAAAACTATAGTAATAGAAGATTTAGATATTTTTAATGAATCTATACAAAATTTATTTTATAATGTTATTAATAAATATCCATCTATAAATTTTATTATTACTACTAGTAATATACTTAAAATTCATAATTCTATTATAGATTTACTAGAAGTTATTGAAATAGAGAACATAGAAATAAATTTTTTATTAACTATAGCTAATAAAATAAATGAAAAAGAAAATTTAAATCTACAAGAAATAGAATTAAAAAATTTAATTAAGATATCAAATTATTCAATTTCAAATTTAATAAATTATTTCGAGAAATTTAGATTATTATGTAATAATAAAAATAAGTTGGAAAATTTAAATAGTAGTATAATATATCAGAATTTAATCAATATTTTGAATTATGTAAAAAAAAAGAATATAAAGAAGCAAATAAATTAATTTTATTAATTATAAATAATGGATTTTCAATAATTGATATATTAGAAAGTATAATAATATATTTAAAAACATATGATGTAGATATAGAACAAGAGAAAGTATTTAAAATAATAGAAGTAATTTTAAAATATATAAATATTTTTTATAATATACATGAAGATGATATTGAAATATATTTTTTAACTAATAATATAATAACAATACTAAATGATAATAATTAAAAATAATTTAAAATAATTGATATATATAATGGGTAGTATTTTAAAAAAAAAAATAGATGATGAAAAGTTAAAAAAAATTTTAATAAATTTTTTAACAGAGTACTGTATATATGAAAATAATTATTTTATAATAAATAATGAAATTTTTAAAAAATATAAAATAAACAATAAATTGGACAATTTTATAAAAGATTTATTGGAATTTTATCGAGACTCTAAAAAATATTTTCTAGAACGTAATATAAAATTTAACACATTAACTACAATATTAAGACATTTATGTAAATACTTAAATCTAGAATATACAAAAAAAATAGTTTATAATAAAAATGATTATACTATAGAGTATTATATTTATTTAATTAATTAAATATTATTTAATTAATTAATTATTTAAATTATGAAGAAATTTTTCTAGATTCAATACTAGATGACGCTAAATAAAGAGAATTTTCTGTACAAATTATATAAACGTTATCCATTTTAAAAATTTTAGCAATAGGACTAGTATATTCTTCGCTGTTTTTTACTAGAAGTTTTTCTTTATTTTCTTTGACACCAATAACTACTTTTTTTTCCAATGAATCTGCCCAATAATCAAGCATAATAGGTTTGTCTTCAGATAGTGCAATTTTGCATATATTATTCCATATACTAGCAGGAGGTAATTCTAAAGTGGGTTCTTCTTCATTAGTACTCATTTTTTATATAATTTATTGATAAAAAACTTTAAATAGTTTTTTATTTAATAATATATTAGAGTATGCTTGATATTAATATAATAACAAATTTTTATTGTGATACAATAATTAAATTTACATTATATTTCAATAAAGAATTGTACTTTAAAATTGAAAAATTTTCAAATATAGAGTATGCATATATTAAAGGTTTAAATTTATTAAAGAATATATTGAATATAAATTTGTTATATTTAGATGATTTGAGTGAATTATCTACATTATTAGAAAAAAATTATATATATTATGTAGAATTTTTAAACCAAATATATAGTAGTAAATTAATAGATAATTTTGAATTATCTATAAAAGATGCAGTAATATTTTGTTATAAAAAAAATATAATAAATAATAATAAAGTAAATGAGGCTAGAAAGCTAGATTTTTTAGATTTAAATAAGTTAAATGTTATAATAGATTTATTAAATATTATATTAATTACAATAAATTGTAACTTTGAGTATAAAATATTATATAAAGAAAAAAATAATTTCTTACATATAGCAACAGAATCATCATTTGAAACAAATAGTTATTTTATAAAAACAACAGCATTTATAAATAAAATAGTTAAGAAAGCTAAACATATTTTATTTATAGATAAAAATCAAAATAAGATAATTGACAATGAAAAATTTAATATTATTTATGAGTTTTTTTTAGGTTTATACAATTCAATAGATTATAATTTTATTAACAATTTATCAAAATTAGATAAAGATGTATATTATACAAATTTTTATAAATTAATAGATAATTATTTATCAAAACGACAATATTTAGTAAAAAATAATATAGAAGATATTAATAAATTTTTATTAATAGATTGATTGATATATAGTTTTTTTTTTAGATTTTTTATATTTTGATTTTTTTTCAATATTAATAGCGTCTTGTGTAATATTACTTTTAATTGATATAAATTCATCTTGTAAAATTGTTTTAATATATTCATAAACTAGTAAAAGTTGTTGTTTGTTACATTTACCAACAATAAGTATACTGCCTGTTCTAAATATCATATATGAAATTTTAGTTATATTATCTATATTATATATACATCTAATACCGGGATATGAACATGGATCATATACAGCATTAATTTTATATTTGTTTCTTAATATATTGTATAATTCTTCACGATTTATATAAAATCCACAGTTAAAATTAGAATTTATTAAAATATCTCTAGACAATTTATTATCAAATTCTATTGATGGAATAATATTTTTTAAAATTTTTATTAAATCTTTTTTTACTAATTCTAACATTTCATTTGATTGAATACCTGGTATTTCTATTTTACCGGTATTAAAAATTTTTATATGTACTTCTTTAAATATATCATTAAATTTTATTCTTAATACTATTACATAACAATTATAAAAAGCACTTTTTTCTTTATTTGTTTTAGATAATATGTCTTTTTTAGAAATTCCTATAGTAATTTTTCTAATGTGTTTAACAATATCATTATGTTCAATATTAGATATAATAAAATATTTAGCATTATTTTCTTTATTTAATAAAGCATCTAGTTTGTCAATAGATTCTTTATTTGTTAGAGAAATTTTAATTTGTTTTTTAATAATTCCAGATTTTTGCAAATTGTAATCTATAATTGGTAATTTCCAAAAATGTGTTAAAATATCAATTTCATTAAAATTTAGGAATAAAATTTTAGTAGTGGTAGATATATATATATCACTACATTCTGGTAATATTTCTTTATTACTAATGTTATTGTCATCTAATAAGTGAGTTTTTGTATTTTTTGTTTCTATATTATTTAAAAAATTATCCCATTCATTATCTAATTCCATTATTGATTTAATTATCTAAATTATAATTAAATCAATTTTTAAAAAATATTTTCTATATATTATTTAATATAATGTTTTCATTATTATCTAAAGAAATAGAAATACATAATTCTAGTAATAATATAACAAATTTATCAATATCATATTTTTTAGATGAAAATAAAAAAACTTTCAATAATCAAATTAATCAAGTTAATCAAATTAATCAAAGTAATCAAACTAAAGAAATAGAGTGCAGGTTAAATACAAATAATTTTGATCCAATGAAAAATTCTCCTCCTAATGATTGGCAAATAAGATTAGAAAAAAGATTAAAAAATATAGATAACAAGAGCAAAATTCTAATTCATTGTAAGATATAATATAAATTTTTTATAATGTAATTATTATTTTTTATATTATGCAATAAAAATTCAAAATTAGATATATTTATTGTAAGTAAGTCATCAAATTTAGTTTCTAAAATAAATTTAATATAATTTTTAGTTATTAATATTTTATTAATACAATAACTAGATTCTAAATTATGTATTATTTTTAAAAATTTTTTACAATTATTAGGTTTTTTATGATTAATATATAAATTATTAAATTCATTATTTGATATAAATTTAGTATTTACACTAATATTTGATTGTAAATGATTAACCATGGATCTAATATCATATTTATAATAATTAATTAAAGAATGTATATGATTTTCTGTTAAATTTAATTGCTCTTGTTTATTAATATTATCAATATATTTAAAAATAGAAGTATATGGTAAATTTATAAATTTTATTTTACAAAATAAATATTGTAAAGAAAAATCTATTTTACTTATATAATTACATATTAAACAAAAACGTACATTAATTTTATTTTTTATCAAATATTTTAAAGCAATTTGTGCAGATTTAGTCATATAATCTACTTCATCAAGTATTATAAATTTTGTTCCTTTTGTAAAAAAATTATTTGAATTTACAAATGTATTTAAATTATTTCTTATAATATCAATACCTCTGTCATCTGATGCATTTAAATGTATAATCAAACTTTTATCAATTTGATTATATGTTTCTTGATATTTATTTATTAAATTAATAATTGTAGTAGTTTTTCCTGTTCCAGGTGGTCCATAAAAAAGTAAATTTGGAAATATTTTGGTTGTTAAAATATTATTAAATATTTCTTTATTATCATTATCTAAAATAATATCGTCTAAAATTGTAGGTCTGTATTTTTCAGTCCAGGGAATATTATTTGACATATTATTTAATTTATATTGTTTTAATTATTAGGTTTAAATAATTATTAAAACAATTTAAATTAAATATTATTTAATAAATTATAAATGCAGAAAAAAAAAGGCCGTCGACCTAATTCTTATTATGAAAATTTAAAAAATCAAGATAATTTAAATAAAAACTTTATTGATAATACTAATACTAATACTAATACTAATACTAATTTAATTGATAATCAAGATATTTCTAAAAATTTACCTAAAAAAAGAGGTAGAAAGCCAAAAGGTGGAAAAATAGTTGAAAATAAAAATATTGTAATTAATGATAAAATTATTCCAAATATAATATTGCATTTAAATTGTAAATTATTAGACTTACATACTGAACAACATAATTATACTCCAAATGTAATATCAATCAAAAATTATGATATTGATAATACTAATAAACTATTATTTGAATACATTGATAATAAACAAGTATTAGATTCTAGTTTTGAATATTATAATATATGTGATAATATTGATAACATTGATAATATTGATAATATTGATAATAAACCAAAATATGATAATAGTAATATTTATAAAAGTGATAATTATATTGATTCTTTAAATAATAATAAAGTATTAGATAAAACAAATTTAAATAAAAATTTATCTAACAAAATAAAAGAATTATCTAAAAAATTTAAATCAGAAAATCCAATATGTAAAAGTGCCTGTTTTTGGTGTACATGCGATTTTGATAATGATCCTGTATTAATACCAAAATATGAATTGAAAGGAGATATATATGGATATGGTCATTTTTGTAGTCCAGAATGTGCTGTATCATATTTAATGAATCAACATATAGATTCAACTAGTAAATTTGAACGATATTATTTATTAAATAATCTTTATGGAAATATTAATAATTATAGTGAAAATATAAAGTTAGCACCAAATCCATTTTACACATTAGATAAATATTATGGAAATTTATCTATTCAAGAATATCGGCAATTATTAAAAAGTGAAAGATTATTAGTTGTATTAGAAAAACCTTTAACTAAATTATTACCAGAAGTTTATGAAGAAAACAATGAAAATATTTTAACAAATAAAATAGTGACAAAAAATAATTTTAAAATTAAACAGAAAAATTGCTAAATATGTTATTTTAAAATTATTTAAACAAAAAAATTATAAGATATGTATATGCAAAGTGAATTTAATAAACTAAAACAAGTTATTGCAACAGATCTAAATAATTCAATTGAAAAAAATTTAAATGTTTATTTAGATAAAGTTACGCAAAACGATATTTTATTAAATGATTTAAAAAAAATTTTATTTAAATTACCAGAGTATCAAGATTTAATTAAACAAAATGTTGAATTAACTTCTCAAATAATTCAACTTAATAAACAACTAGAAGAGTCGACTACAAAAAATATTCAATTGAATATTAAAGAATTAGAACCAATTAATATTAAAGAAGACTTAACTATTTTAAAATTAAATAAATCTGATTATAAAAATAATATTGAAGATGAAGATAAAGATAACAAACATATAATAGGAGAGGAAGAAGCAGAAGAAGAGGAAGAAGGTGAAGAAGAACAAGAAGAGGAAGAAGCACAAGAAGAGGAAGAAGCACAAGAAGAGGAAGAAGCACAAGAAGAGGAAGAAGAAGCAGTAGAGGAAGAAGAGGAAGAAGAGGAAGAAGAAGAAGCAGTAGAGGAAGAAGAGGAAAAAGAGGAAGAAGAGGAAGAAGAGGAAAAAGAGGAAGAAGAAGCAGTAGAGGAAGGAGAGGAAGAAGAAGAGGAGGAAGAGGAAGAAGAAGAGGAGGAAGAGGAGGAAGAAGAGGAAGAGTTAGTTGAAATAATGATTAAGAATAAACAATATTTTATAAATGAATTAACAAATGATATTTATAGTAGTTTAAATGGAGAACCAGATATTCTATTAGGAAAATATGTAAATAAAAAAATAGTTTATTCAAAGTAGTCATTATTATAGTCAATTATATCATTACAATTAGATAAATTGATTGTATTATTAATTTTATAGTTTAATATATTATCTATAAATTTATTAATTCTAGTATATATTAATTTATTAATATTATATACTTCAA